CCTTCCTCTTTCAGCCTGGCACCCTCTTGATGCTGCTTCTGAGCGACTTCCTGTTGCGCGTGTATCATTCGCTGGACTGTGTTTGTTCTGTTCTCGACGAGTTGACGGCGCTGAAAATCCAACCGTTGAAACTCGACAGGGTCGTCATAACTAAGCTGGTTCCAATCGACTTGTTCATACTGGGCAAGCTGTGCATCGATTTGGCGTACTGTCGACGCCTCTTCAAAGAACTGTTCTTGCACTTTAACGTTCGCTTGGAATTCAGTCTGTTGCGCCTCGAATGCCTTGCGTTGGTCAGCTACTTCCATTGTCTTCTTGGTGTAGTCGCCTTGACGCATTAGAGCATCCTTGATTTCAGCCGTGAGTTTGTAGGTTTTACCCTCATACTCAACGTCCATAAGCTCAGGTTCGGACTCGTCGGTATCCGGTTGCCCGTCGCTTTCTTCGTTGACGATAGCCACTAGATCGTCATCAGGGTCCGTAGATACTTCAATTGCCTCTGCTTTTGGGGCATCAGGGTCTACAAAACGCCGTTCTGGTGCTGGTGCGGTATCCTGTACAGGCGCATCATCAACCGGGGCTATGGATTCAAGCGGTGCTTGGCTGTCCATCTGTTCCATTATTTATATCCTTCGTGGGTCAAGTCCGGGATTCTGTCCCGGTGCAGACGTAGGCTTGGCCTTGCTAACTTTATCCAATAAGTCAACGGCTAGTTTGTCGTTGCCTTGTTGAGTTTTAACGTCGGCTTCCATGCGTTCTGTGTCCGCCTCATAAGCATCTATCAAACTACCCCGTTTTTTAATTTGGGCTTCGAATTGCTTAGTTTCAGCGTTCATTCTGTCAATGGATATGCGCTCTTGTTCAAGCTGCTTCATATCCATTAGTGTTTTAATCTGTGACTCTGCCATTTGTAATTGCTGCTTAAGTTGCGCAACCATTGGGTCCTCTTCGTCCTCACGTAAGTTCGCAGGGAGTAGAGACTTCAGGCGGGTAGCAATTTCGTCAGCGCCTGGCCAGTCTAGATTCTTTGCTATGATGTCGCCCACGTATGGCGCGGCTTGAGGGAATGCTGTGATAAGCTGCATCATTTGATCTGCAGCCTCTTGGCGTTTCGTGGTGAACGACGGACCTGCTTTAACAACAACATCGTATTTGCCTGTTGTCAGGTCAAAGATACGTTCTACGCCGTCTATAAGCTTCTCTTGTTCACCCTTCTCCACAGCTTGGCCTGTTTCCATGCTGACCGGCTGGTTAATTGGAATTTCAAGCGGCTCGTCATCCTCACCTAATACCCGCAATATACGAGCCTTGGTGTACGTGTGAGGGATAAGGTCAACAATAATGCGTCCAGCGTGGCGAATGGCGCGAGTAAGGTTGTCTTGGAAATGGAATGTTGACGTGTCGCCCTCTTGGTTTCGTCTTTGTATCGCGATGCCGCTAATCTCATTAGCTGCCATGCCCAGACTAGCGTCCTGCATCCCCATAATACCCTTCATATCGTCGCTGGACGACATGGATTCACTAATAGCGCCAGCCGGCACACCAGCGAACGGCTCACGTGTCGGCCGCATCTTGCCCGGTGTGTATTCTAATGTCTGGTGATTATCAGTGTTCGCTGTCGCCCAATTATCGTCTGCATCAAAGGCCCCTGCTTCTCCAACCCACGGAGCTTTAGGGGCAAGCGCGACCAGCTCAGTCGATGCTGTGCGCCAATAGTTGTAGTTGCGTTGTGCGTCTTGTGATTGATAAGTTAGGCCATGGTGGTAACGCTTACCATCGTCTATGGTTTCCTCACCATAAACAGGGATGATAGGAATATACTTACCAGCCCAGTCGTTAGTCTCAAGAACCTCTTGACCGTTCATTATGTATTGCGTGACTTTGTAGCTCTTTGTCTCGCGCTCGAACTCAATAGTTATATCGAGTGAGTCAAATATCTCTTTGGCGTTCTCATACACGTCTTTCTGCATAATCTGGCCGTCGGTCAGCATCAGCAGCGTTTCGGACACCTCTTCACGCTTCCAATATTCAGCAATGAGAACGTGGTCCTCTTCGAACCAGTCTTGACGGTCTTCAGCGCCTAAGAAATCCCAATCAACTGCTTCTGCATTAGGGTAATCTGCTTTGAACGATTCAGTTGTTACCCATTCAGTTATGAACGCCTTATTCCAGTCCGAAGAATCAACCGCCGTACTATCTGGATCACCGTAGACAGAGAACGGGTTCATTATCCGCTCAATGACGATATCCTTGTCAAAAGCGTCTTGGAATACAAAATCGACATTAACCCGAAAATAACCGATACCGCACGATGCAGCCCAATCAATGGCTGTGTCATATGCAGCGCCCGCGTCGGACCTGTATTCGATGTTACGGATTAGACCATTAAGGACTTCTGCAGTCTCTACGTCAGCATTATCGTCTACGGGGTGAACTTTGATTGATGGCTTGTTCTGCCGAGCGTCGTTAACTACCTGGCGAATAAACGCTGGCAGTTTGTTCATTGTCAGGCAAGGACGGCCCTTAGACTCACGGTCCTTTCGGACGTTCTCAGGCCATTGCTCACCCAACCGAGCAAAATCGTACTCTTTCTTGGACATGTCCCGCTGCGTTGACTCGTAATCAACGCAGTTTTGATACGCTTCTTTGGCTTCGAGAAGAAGTTTGTCCATTATACACCTTTAATTTGTTATATACGTTTTACGCTAAACAGAACGGCAGGTCAATGTAAACTACCATATGAATGTGTAGTATAGATTTAAATAAAAACTAAACGTTAATGACTTCGGAAACTCTCATGCCGAATACTTGAGAAATCTCGCCAAGCGTCCAGCCGCCCTCTTTCATATCACGTATGATTTCGCTGCGTCTGAGGCGTTGGCCGCCTGTCAGCTTCTTAGCCTTGGCGAGTTCAACTATCTCTGCGCCGAGTTCTATTGCGTGTTCTTGTGCTTTGAGGTTCATCTATCCCATCCAATTCAAATTACGCGGCGGTTTATTCGTCTTTTTCTTGCGCACGTTTGGCGTGTACATGCTCATCATAACAGAGTCAGATTCATTTGGCGAGACAATGCCTAGACGCTTCATGTCCTCCTTGCTCATTAGCTGTATAAGACCGTTGCCGTTCTGCTTTCTTGGTATCCTGCATATCTGTGACCGGAACACGCTTTCGTTTTCAATCCCATCGCTATCGAATGATATCATTTTATCCGGATCCATGTACTCACCGCGCTCGACACACCGATATGTGTTATACATCCTATTTGCTAACGTTATATAATATTGCGCCCTGTTATTCTTGAATGTCTCTGCATACGTCTTTGGTGCGTCCTCACGGCGAGTTTCGTTGAACATATATATATCTCTTGCGTTGTCTTGGCCTACCCCTGACAAAGACCCTTGAAACATGTGGTATTCAATCGCCATGTTATTAAAAGCAAGCTGTACTTGGCGTTTAAGGCCCGTACCCATGCCGTCGCCATCCCAGACGAACCAGTCGGCACCATCTTTAATAGCGTTCTCTGTGGCCCAATCACAGGCTTGATCTATTTCGCCGGTACGCATCGATTGCACTGACTTGATAATTGAGCCATGCCGCAAGCTATACCCTCCTGCATCCTTGCCCCCGTCAAATGGATCATGCGCGGCTATCTTAGCCCCGAGAGGTTTGAAAGCGGCTTCTAGGTGGGGAAGTTTGTGCGCATCAAGACAGGCGTCATACCACTCAGGTTTGATGATAGACCCTTCAACCTCGTCGTAGTATGCGCCTTTCCATTTATGGTCATACTCAGCACGAGACAACCGGTTGTGATCGTCTGCGCGCTCGTCCTCAAGGCCAGACGCTAGGAACCAGGCAGGCGGCATGTCGGTATAATTCATTTGAACCACCATAATTAAATCATCTTCGTAATACCCGCATCTAGTCAATTCAGACTCAGCGCGAGCAAGCCATCGCTTCGCAACCGCTCCCGTCCTAGATCCTCTGTTCATAGTGATAATAATCTCAGGCATTTTTACATCTTCGCCAGCGATTTTACGTTCTGCATCCGCTGCATTAAGCCGGACAGACGCAGTGAGAACACGCAAGGTATTCTCGGTCACGTCCTCTCCCTCTTCAATCCATAGCCCGTCGACGCCTGATAATGTAGATTTGATGGAAGTTATGTTGCGCGCTAAACCTCGATAGAATATTCGTCCGCCGGAACTGTGAGTAATTCCCGTTTTAGTGTCGCTGAATCCTGCTATCCCTAAACGCTCAATTTCTTCAAGGATCGTTCTATGCACTGATTCTTCAATAGAATTTTGGTGTTCACGCGCACAGCACCATAGCTCACCTTTAGAAACTCTAGCCCCAACATAGTCTGACACACCCGTTGATTTAGTAGACCCACGTCCTCCAACAATAATTTTTATACGCTTTGGCTTGGTGAAGATAGGGTAAAGGTTCTCGACATACTCAATCTTTATCTGTTCCACGAGCCCCCACAGGGACAAACACAAGTTCAGCGCCGTCCTTCCCTACTAACTCATGTTTCTCACTAAACGCTTGAATGTCTACATGCTTGCCAACCGTATCAAGGGCTTTTAAGGCGTTTGAGCGGTCTTCTGCTGTTCTCGCCTCTTTATATACGTCAGCGGCCTGTTCAAGCACCCAGCGCGCTGTAATGCCCGTCTCTGTGGCCCTTACGTCCAATGCTTCCTTGATTGCCGCGGCAATGTTAACTTTGGTTAAGTTCTGACAGCCTATCTCTTTTGCTGTCCTCTCACTGTACCCAGCACGAATTGCCGCCTGTGTTGCGTTCAGATCAATCAGGTATTCGTTTACAAACGCTTGTTGTTTAGGTGTGAGTTTATGTGTCATAAACATTCCATAAGTAAGGCTTCAAAGACAACTTTCCCCGGCGCATTGACAATCGTATAGTTTTAGCGACGATACATGGAAACACGCTTTTTCAATGTAATCTTCTGCGAACCATATGCAGTTGACATCAAATTCATCCGTTAAAGGTCCTGAAACTGTCATAGCAGGGCCGCCGGACCTCAACACCACAACGTCGCCCACTTTAAAGTCTGGTTTATCGGTCAATGTCTTGTCTCCTTTTGATTGTGGTATGACTCTCTCACCCTCCATGCAGTCCGGCCATGACTTCTTTATCGCCGCGACTATCCAAGCTGATTCCTGCTCGTCATACGCGCTTAAACCAACGTCTGTCCCGTGACACCCGCAAGGGTAGTCGAATTTAGCAGTATCATAGACTGCCCCTTCCCCTGATTCCACACCTACTAACACAACGCCCGCTTTAGCTGCGACGTCCTCTAGCCATTTGGTTCTCAAT